GGCAAGGACGTTTTTACTACTGTAGTAATGCCCGTTCTTTGTTGGTACACAGGAATCCAACCTCCCTTTTTCATACACAAGTACACAATTAATACGGAGAATACGTATGTCTTTTGCTTCACTTAAGAAGTCTTCTTTCCAAGATCTTCTCGCTAAGGCTGACAACTTAAATAAAACTGAGAAGTCAGGTCCTGATGAGAGACTATGGAAACCAGAAGTAGACAAAGCAGGTAATGGTTACGCAGTAATCAGATTTCTACCTGCACCCAATGGAGAAGACCTTCCATGGGCACAAGTTTGGACACATGCCTTCCAAGGACCAGGTGGTTGGTATATTGAGAATAGTCTAACGACTTTAGGCAAAAAGGATCCTGTTTCAGATTTAAACAGGGAACTCTGGAATTCTGGTGCAGAAGGTTCTCCACAGAGAGCACAAGCACGCAACCAGAAGCGTAAGTTAAACTATTACAGCAACATCTACGTTGTGAAAGATAGTGCAAACCCTGAGAACGAGGGCAAAGTATTCCTTTACCGTTATGGTAAGAAGATCTTTGATAAGATCATGGAATCAATGCAACCAGCATTTGAGGATGAATCACCAGTAAACCCATTCGATCTATGGAAGGGTGCTGACTTCAAACTCAAGATTACTAAGGTTGCAGGTTTCTGGAACTACGACAAGTCTGAGTTCGATGCTCCTGCTACACTAGGAGATCTTAGTGATAAAGAATTAGAGGGTATTTGGAAACAAGAACACTCATTGTCTGCATATACTGCTGATGATCAATTCAAATCTTACGAGGAACTCAAGGAACGTCTTGACAGAACTCTTAAGTCAACTTACCGTCCTGATCCAGAGACGGTTGATGAGGAAGCACCTGTACCAACACCTACTGCAGCACCAACTCCAGTAGCAGCAGGATCAGATGATACCTTATCGTACTTTGCTAAATTAGCATCTGAAGACTAAATGAAAGTCTGCATCGTTGGTGGTGGGTCGTCTGGATGGATGACCGCCACCACTTTTTGTAAAAAATTAGATTATGATATTACTCTCGTCGAAAGTCCAGACGTTCCGATTTCTGGTGTCGGTGAGAGTACACTACAGCATTTCCAACGATGGATAGATTTCGTTGGGATAAGAGAGGATGAACAAGAGTTCATAAGGGAGACAGGTGGCACTATCAAACATGCCATTAAGTTTACCAATTTTCTGGAAAAAAATTCTGGGTCATTTTTTTACCCCTTTGGTTTATCTCCGAAAGATCCTAATGGATGGTGGAGTGAACAATTACGTACTGGTAGATTGCACCACAATGAATATGCACAGAATATCAATCATATTGCCCTAATCGCTGCAAGGAATAAGGTTGATCTCAATTCAGATTATGCATACCATTTTGATGCCATCAAGTATGGTCAGTTTTTAAAAAGAAAGTATTGCCAGAAAGTAGAACACATCCGTGCTAACGTAGTCAACTATGTTACCACAGATGAGGTTAATATTCATAGCATTGTACTAGATGATGGTACAGAAGTTGAAGCAGATTTATTCATTGATTGTACTGGATTTGCTGCCAAGTTAATTGGTGAGTTTATAGAAGAACCCTTCGTACCATTTGACCATGTACTGTTCAATGATTCTGCATGGGCTACTCATATACCTTATAAGGACAAAGAGAAAGAATTAACGTCAGTTACTGAATGTACTGCTATTGAAAATGGATGGGTATGGAATATACCACTATGGGACAATGTTGGTACAGGATACGTCTATTCTTCTAAGCATATCAGTAAAGAGGATGCTAAACAACAGTTTATTAACCATATTGGAACAGATGAGGTAGATTTCAAGCATATTCCAATGAGAATTGGAAGGCATGAGAACACCTGGGTAAGTAATGTCGTTGCTATTGGTCTAAGTGCAGGATTTGTTGAACCATTAGAATCTAATGGTCTGATTATGGTGCATGACAACTTAATCAAGCTTGCTAAGACACTAAGACGTGGACCTGCATCTCAACTGTTGAAAGAGATGTATAATGCAGATGTTAGACGTGATTTTGACCAAACAGCAGATTTCATTGCAATACACTATGCCTTTACACAAAGAAAAGACACACCATACTGGAACGACTGCTTTAACAGGAGTTATGACTTAAACCAATTCTGGCACTATGGTATGCGTGCATATAGTAGAGAGATGCACTTAAACAGTATGTACACACATCCTGAAAGTGGATTTCATTATGTGGCATCAGGTATGAATATATGTCCTTTAACCGAACCTTTATATGATTATATTGATAACGTTGATGAATGGGAAGAAGCAGTTAAACAGCTACCTACCCCATACTTATATCTGAAGGAGAAATACCAAGCTGTATAGCATTACCACGTCTAAGTCTTATATAATATTGCTCAACAAAATCCTCAACGAATTCTGGTTTAACTAACTGAATTCGTTCTTTTTGTGCATTGACTTCTTCTTCAAATTGATAGAAGGTACGTGATGTTACGGGATTAGCAGTAACAGTATTGGATCCGTTGTAATATACTACTTGGAATGTTGATGGAACTACCTTACCTGCAGGTACAATAATATTAGTACCCATCTTAACTTCCGTAGTAATATAGTCCTTAGTTGCTTCGGGATTATCATACTTATCAGCACAATATTCTTGCAACTGTGAAGTTGACTTTGGCCATTGCTCGTGGTAATTAGTGATATCATTTACTACCAATAATACCCAGTTATAAAATGGGTTCTTATATAATTTAAAAGCAATATCCTCTGGTTTTTCACCATTCTCGACAATATACTCATCGAACATAGCAAGTGATGACTTATACTCAGAGAGTATTTCAGCACGTCTCCATATATTTTTAGTCACCAAAAACTGAGGATCAAGAGCTGATTGTCCAAAGTTGTATAGTAAGTCGGGTAGTGCTTTTAACATTAGTATCCGATGTCTGGATGATTGGCCATGTTGGATGCTGCAACAAATCCTTTGTCAACACCATTATTAATTCTAGTTCTTGCACCTTCCATATCCATTCTGGTAAGAGCAGTTGTCTCATCAAATGTAAGTTCAACAGTAACAAGAGGAATAGAACCATCAAAGATAGTATTGATTGCACTCATTGGTGTGGTGTTTACATTTAAACTTGTCAAAGCACATATCTTTGTCTTTGGCATCATGGGATGTTGTATTGGTTCTTCAGCTACTTCTAATTTTCTCTGTCCAGTACTATCAACTGTTTCATCTACTGGCATGAACATGGGTTCCAATACAAATACATCTGGGAAGGTAAGCAGAACTGCAGAACCTTTACCATTTGATGAACCAGGATGCATACCACGTTTGAACCATTCAATGATTGTCTGTATATCTTGTGATTCCTTAGGATTACGTGCAGCAAAGGAGAAACTAAAACTAAATTGTCTAAATCCCATACGAGAGAACATCTGTATAGCATTTTCATTTGGTGCCATACCACCAAGACCTGCAATGTTAGTAGGATTTAAGGAGTCGTTCACACCGAATGGGTTGGTTGCCATCTGTGCACCTTGAGCCATGTTAGCAGCATATTCATCCATATTAACGCCAGGTATATTACCTGCTGAACCAGCCATGTCTTGCAAATTACTAAGGGCTGCAGTGAAACCTGCACCTGCACCTGCACCAAGTGCACCTAATGCAGTAAACTTAGCAGCATTATCTGCCATGAGTGCCATCGTACCCATCTTAAAGGTGTTACCCCAGTCAGCCTTGTAACCGTATTGAAATTCTTCTGGTAATGCTACGAATAGATCTGATGCTGCTAGACCTTTACGTCTTTCGTTCGCTACTTCGTCTTTATCATTCTTTAATGCATTCCATGTGGTAGTCTCTCCATTAGGGAGGGTTATCTCTTTATCTCCACCAGGAATTTCGGTCTTATTTGTCCCATCAAAAGAAAATACATCTGCAAAATCCCACCAAGAATTCTTTTTCCCTTCATTGATGCTATTTTCCATCGTATTCAAACTTGAATCTGAATCAAATTCTGCACCATTGTATATCGTTGATGCTATGTTGGTTGTGGTATTTACTAAATTCTTCATCACACCACTTCTCGCATACGCACCAAGTGCATCGTTTGAGTTAGCAGCAACTTTTTCAAGTGCTTCTTGATACTCGTATCTTGTTATCTTTAAAAATGACGCATAAGGAACAGTAGAGATACCTCTTGGGTATTCAAGTATCGTTCCACCTAACTCTGTATCTGTTTGGGTTTCAGCCATTATCTATTGCGATGTAATTTTTCTACGGGAAATTGACTTAGAATAGGGACATCCATGTCATCAACTTCAAAGAATAACCCGTCTGCCTTCTTTGGGATGTAATAACGTAAAATAGATTGAGGAAATCTGTTGTTATTTATAGCACCAAGTCGAGCTCTTGCCTTCAAGTGATGTATATTCGCTCCTAAAAGGTTACCTTTATTAAATTCCATGAGCTGTATGAGTGGATATTGATCCCAAACTTTCAATTGATCTTTAAATTTTGGGTCATATTCAAACAGATACCACTTACCTACTGATGGGTTCTCTGTTGCATTATCATATAGCGAGAGAAATATTTCTTGTCTTATCTTAGTCGTTGATAGTTTTTTGCCTTCTATTGAGGCTACATACTCACTAAATTTCGAGCTCGTGTTCTGTGATGAGTTTGAATTTCCAGAGTCTGTCTCTGCAGTAGCGTTCTGCTGACTTCCACTTTGCTGTGTTTGTGGCATAGGTCATTACCTCCGATAAGTACGCTTTTTGGTTTTTGCGTTGTAAAGGTTTCTTCGGAAGTTCTGTTTGCTTCTTCGGTTTAACCTCTACGAGGTAAGATTGGGTCTTTCCATTTGCTTCCTTGACCTTCATATAGAAGTCAGGGAAGTACCGCCTAATCTTTTTTTGTACGGGATCTTTGTACGGGATTACTATTTCTTCAGATGACCACTCGACTACATTAGGGTTCTTATCACAGTAATCCATGAACTTTTTTTCCCAAAGAGAACGATATACTACAGAGGTGGGGTCACCTTTGTACTTACGATAGTTCTTTACTCGATATTTTCCTTTGTATGACATGATAAATAAAGATGGTCACACCATATTCAATATTTATTTATGGATATCTCTAAGGGATTTACTATAGCACAGTTTCAGCAGAATATTCTGAAGAAAACTGGCGGTATCTCTGCGTCCAACTTATATGCTTTTCAGATTAGTAATCCTGATGAAACTAAGGGATATACTCTTGCGAAGCATTTTAAGGATAACTTAGAAGAAGCCACTGGTATCACTAGCAATGATCTTGTTAACTATCAATTGAATATGTTGTGTAATGAAATACAGGTGCCTGGTGTTACCATGTCTGCTGCCGATTATAAGATGGGCAAGAAAGGTATCACACAGAAGATGGCATCTGCCAAAGTGTTCAATGAACTTGACGTGAGTTTTTTCTGTGATGCAGACTCGCTACCCTTTAAATTCTTTAGGTGTTGGCAAGATTACATCATAGCTCCCATTGAGGCTCCAGCGAACCTGTATGGAATGCAGCATACTATGAGTACACAAATTCATAAAGCATATGCACAAAGATACTATGACCAATATACTTGTGATATAAAAATCATAAAGTTGGAAAAGTATGGCGTACCAGAACCTGAGAGTGAGGGCGACAAGAAACGCGACCATGATATAGGATTTATGGTTAATCTTGCTAAAGCATATCCGTACACAGTATCATCTATTCCATACTCAGCAGGACCAGCAAACCTTGTAAAAGTAACTGTTGGATTCTACTACGAGTATAGTCATTTAATTACCAATTAATTATGCCATTACCTGAAATTGTTACGCCAACGTATACGTTGACGGTGCCTTCTACTAAAAAGAAACTGAAGTACAGACCATTCCTTGTTAAAGAACAAAAGACTTTAATCATTGCATTAGAGCAACAAGATTCTGAGCAGACGTTAGAAGCAATAAAAACTGTATTGAATAACTGTATCATCACCAAGGTTAATCTTGATGATATGGCATTGTTTGACATAGAGTATATCTTCCTTCAAGTTCGTGCTAGATCAATCAGTGAAGAGATTGAAATGAAAGTCACTTGCCCTGATGACGGTGAGACTGAGGTGAATGTATCATTCATGGTTGATACTGTCAAGGTGCATTTTCCTAAGGGACATACAAATGTATTCAAGATAAGTGATGAGATCACTGTGGAGATGAGGTATCCAGACATGGAATACTTTGCTGCTATTACATTCTCACGAGAGAAGATAGATCCATATGAATTAGTAGGTAAGTGTATCAAGAGAGTATATGTGGGTGAAGAAGCAACAGGATCATTTACTCCAGAGGAAGCAAGAGATTGGATAGAGACTCTAACCAATGCACAGTTTGGAATGATACAGGAATTCTTCAACACTATGCCTACTCTTCGTCATGTACTTAAGGTCAAGAACCCTAAGACTAAGGTAGAAAATGAAGTAGTAATTGAAGGTCTTGCTGATTTTTTCGCATAGCCCTCTTTCATGAGGGCATGATGAACTTTTACCAGACGAATTTTTCGTTAGTTCAGCACCATAAATATAGCTTGACCGATATAGAAAACATGATTCCGTGGGAACGGGACGTGTATGTCAACCTCCTAGCTTCTCACTTACAGAAGGAGAGAGAACGAATAGACGAGGAACGTAGAAAACGACGCTGATGGCATCAACTGCAACCATAGAAGAATTAGCACAACAACTCACGGAAGTGAGTGATAAGTTTGTGGAGTCTTTTACTGAGTCTATGACCCAAGAGGATGAACTAAACAAGTTCCTCAGAGGTAGACAGAGATGGTATGTTGGTACAAAAGGAGGAGCTCCTTCAACTGGTTCTATGCAACAACCAGAAAGAAGTGAAAGTAGTAGTCAGGCAGAACCGAATCAACCACAGAGAAAAAAAAAGTGTCCTAAACCTAAAAATACCACCGTCAAATCTAAAGTGGATATGGGCAAGGTGGCTAAGGTTGGAGGTCTTGTTATTGGAATTGGTTTGATTGTGGGTGGAATAGCACTTGCACTAGCAGATGGTCCTCAACCTGGTCCTGCTGATGCAGCAGCTTTACCTATTATAATACAAGGGGCTAATAAAATTGTACCCTTTGTAAGGACAGTAGCACCTGCTCTAGTTGCTGCAGCAAAAGGTGGATATGTTACTAAACCAACTAAGGCACTCGTAGGGGAAGCAGGTCCAGAAATAATCGTTCCTATGCATAAATTTGGTGAAACTATTAAGGATGTATACAAGCAAGGATCAAAGGCATTGTTGGCAGCAACGGCTGGTTTCTTAGCTTCACAACCAAACAACCCATCAAAAGGAAAGTTAATGGGAGAGGTTAATAAGTTAAGGAATGCATTTGGGTTAGGTGCACTCAAGATTAAACAAAGTAAGTTTGGATTACGAGCACCGATACAGTGGTGGAATAAAGGTAGAAACGAACGTGTAATAGATGAGAACAATGCATCATGGTCTGAACTTCTTGAAGATGATATGGCTCAGAGAGGTCAGAGTGATGAAGGATTTGAGAAAGGTGAAGCACCTCCATTATTAGGTAGACCAGATCATGCCTTTAATCCATTCCGACCTGCAGAGAAGGGAGGACCAGGATCAGGTCCAACACCTGCAGTTAGACAAGCATTTGAAAGACCTGTTAGAGGTTTGATGGATCTTGGTAGGAGTGCTGCTGGTGCTATGGGAACTCTTGGTGAGAAATTCAAATCTGGTGTATCAAAGATGGCAAAATCAATACCTGTACCACGTGGTAATGGTAAAGATATGTTTGGTAGTGACATTGAATTAAATCCAGCTACGTCATCTGCATGGAAAAAGGCAGTTGCACACGCAGCAAGAGATGGAGTTGATTTACCTGGTGCAGTTACCTCTGCATTTAGAACTAATTCAGAGCAGGCTGCACTGGTAAAGAATGAAGATGATCCTAGTATTATTAACGCACTACCCGTAGGACAGTCACCACATCAACAAGGATGGTCTATTGACATAGCTCCTGACACAGCAGCAAATCAATGGATGAGGAAAAATGGTAAGAAATATGGATTTGATTGGGAAGGTCCGAAAGACCCCGTTCACTTTGACTTTCAGAATAATGAAGACAGAGGAAAGTATCTAGCACAAGGTGGAGAAGAAGCTGAAGAAGCTGGTGATGCTGCCAAAAATTTTGGTGGTCAATTATTACAAACAACCATAGGTAAGGTCGGTGATCCACAGCAAGTAG